TGGAGACGACGCAGCGTTTTACTGAAATGAACTACGGCGAACAGACTTTCATCTATGATCGCAACGGGCGCATGGTCGCTGCGGGCGTAGGCGATGAGTATGGCATGTATTACAGCAACCGCTACGGACAGACGATTGGAACCCGTTATGACGCAACAAAATAAGCAAAACGCGCAAATATCTAGGGCGAAGAAAAATGTTGATATTGCTATGTATGATTTACGCGAAAAGATAAATTTATTATTCGACAAGATGCAATATCAAAATCAAATCATTGCTGATCTCCGCGCCGAAATAGCATCTGCTAAATTTAGTGATATGGCTAAACCTAACATTGCACGCAATAAAGATATACTTGACTCGCGAAATAATGGTGCGCGTTTTGTGGATTTAGCCAAAAAATATGGTTTATCAAATACGCGGGTTCAACAAATATATAACCACCAAGTATGGGCTTTAGAGCGTAAAAAAAATGATCTGGCTAGACTTTGAAACGCGCAGCGAGTGTGATCTAAAGACGGCGGGCGTATATAACTACGCTCGTCATCACACAACAGAAGTGTTGTGCATGTCATACGCCATAGACGATGGGCCTGTACAGACGTGGCGTCCTGGGCAGCTCCTGCCTGTGCTCACAACACAGATCCGCGCGCATAACGCAGCGTTTGAACGTCTGATCTTTTGGCATGTGTTGAAGCAACACGTTCCGCTTGAACAGTTCTATTGCACCGCGACGCAAGCGCGAGCGAACTGTGCGCCAGGAAGCTTGGAAGACATGGCGCGCTTTGCTGGCACAGACATGCGTAAAGATCACCGAGGCAATTACCTCGTTCGCAAGCTGTGCATCCCGCCCTTCAGTGATGACGTGCGATTAATGCAGGAACTGATAGAATATTGTGAGCAAGACGTGCGTACGATGCGCGCGGCATCTAAAGCGATGCGGGAACTGACAGATGATGAGCTGGCAGATTATCATATTAATGAGCGTATCAATGATCGCGGCGTCTTGGTTGACGTACCTCTATGCCAAGCGGCGGTTCGATTCGCGGCTGATGAACTACAGGAAATCGAACGCATCGTACGTGAGGTTACGAACGGCGAGATCACGTCAGTCCGAAGCCCTAAGATGCGACAATGGGTTCAAGATCGTGTTGGCCCCGCAGCTCTCAAGCTCATGGAGCGAGACGACAAATATAGTATCGATAAGACGGCGCGTGCAAATCTATTGGCGATGGACGATCCTGAAGAAGTGCCGCCAGATGTTGCCGATGTTATACAGTGCGCTGATGATCTTTGGGCGTCTTCTGTAGCCAAATTCAAACGCCTCTTCGATCTTGCCGGTGAGGATCACCGCGTTCGAGGCGCGTTCGTGTTCGCCGGTGGTAGCGCAACAGGTCGCGCTAGTTCTTACGGCGCGCAGGTGCATAACTTTACGCGCGTCTGTGCAGAAGATCCCGACGCTGTACGCCATGCGATGGTGCGTGGACATAAGATCGTGCCTAAGTTCGGCAAGCGCGTCACTGATGTGCTCAAAGGTATGTTACGCCCAGCGATGGTTCCGGCGCGGGAGCATCAGTTCGTTGTTGCAGATTGGTCGTCCATAGAAGCCCGTGTTACTCCGTGGTTGTCCAACAACGGCGATGACAAGCTCGCGTTATTTAATTCTGGACAAGATGTATATAAGTTCAACGCGTCAAAAACTTTTGGTTGTGCAATAGAAGATGTGACAAAAGACCAACGCCAAGTTGGTAAAGTTCAAGAGTTAGCTTGTGGCTTTGCCGGTGGTGTTGGCGCGTTTGCTGCGATGGGTCGTGTATACGGAATCAATATGCCGGAAGACGAAGCCAGACGTATGGTAAACGCCTGGAGACTCGCAAATAAATGGTCTGTGCCGTTCTGGAATGAGATCGAGCTTGCATATACACGGGCGTTAGCTCGTCAAGGCGAAATATTTGAAGCCGGCAAGATTAAATACTTGTTTCGTGGTCAGCATCTTTGGTATGCTCTCCCTTCGGGTCGCGTTCTTTGTTATCCCTATGCGCGGTTTGAAGATGACGAAAGCATAACCTATGCAAAGGCATCTTGGAAACCAGCCGCAGACGCAAAGGAATGGCCCCGTGCACGGCTATGGCGTGGGCTTGCATGTGAGAATGTAACCCAAGCAGTTGCAAATGATTTATTAAGGTACAGTCTACGAAATTTAAATAATGTTGTGCTTCATGTGCACGACGAAATAGTTGTCGAATCAGATGAACCAGAAATAGCAAGGGAGGCTATGGTTCGTGTGATGACAACGCCGCCGGATTGGGCGGTTGGATTACCGCTTGCAGTAGAAGCTAATATTATGGGGCGATATGGAAAATAAAATCCTTGACTATGTAGTCGGACTTGCGGAAGCAGGCGAGACGCCGCTCATAGTGCGGCAAGTGCCAATAGTGCGTAATAACGTACATTTACAGCATTTAGATGGGTCTTATAAATATACTTGGCCCGCTTATCTTCCTACGCATAGGCGTAAGAAAGGCGAAGCTTGGTATATTAATACAGGTTCTTTTATTATCGAGCGCTTTAAAGACGGTAAGGTTAGCGCCGCGTCTGCTAATTGCGAATACGTGCTCTTTATGATGCTGGACGACATCGGCACGAAAAGCAAAACGCCGCCGCTTGAGCCTACGTGGATAGTAGAGACAAGCCCTGACAACTTCCAATGGGTTTACGCATTCAGAGAACAACCAACAACTGGGGAATATTGTGCGGCTATCACCGCTCTTGCCGCAGCCGGTTATACCGATCCAGGCGCAACTAATGCTGTGCGTAATTGCCGTCTGCCTGGTTCAGTTAATTTAAAACCTGGGCGTGATGCATTTGAGTGTAAAGAGATCTTATTTAATGACAAAGATTACACTTTACAAGAAATATGCGACGCATGCGGCGTTACGCCGTTAGAGGCAAACACAGCGACCTATCGATCCGTTAAAGTAGAAGACAATGGCGTTGATAACGTGATGACATGGCTCAACGAGCAAGGTCTTGTCTTGTCGCGTCCCAATCCTGAAGGCTGGATGGGCGTTGTATGTCCTAACAATGCAGCGCATACCGACGGCCAGATCGAAGGCCGGTATAGGCCGCTGGATCGCTCCTATTGCTGCATGCATGCCCACTGTGATCACATCAACAGCGAGGCGTTTCTTAAATGGGTCGCTGATAATGGTGGGCCGCGTGAGCATCAAGGCATCAGAGGCGAGCTTATCACTGCCGAATTTAAAGCAATGCATGAAGCTATAAAGCCTAACGAGTTTTTCCCTGACGTAGCATCTGAACGCGTCGCGCAAGTAGAGCGCGAAGAGGCCGGACGCGTTGAGCGCGGCGATTGGTATGAGCGCTTTGCTTACATCGTGGATGATGACGCTTACTTTGATCTTACGACGCGCAACGAGATCTCGCGCAGTTCTTTCAATGCCATCTTTCGGCATATCAGTTGCGTCTCAGTGCATAACGCCAAGCGCCGTATTGAGGCATCAGTATGCTTTGATGAAAATCGCCAAGAGCACAAGGCAAAACTATTGAAAGGTCTAACCTATGCGGCAGGCGAAAAGATCTTGGTGCATAAAGATAATGAAGTCTATGGCAATAGATGGCGAGACGCTCGACCGATTTTCACCAGAACAAGCGGGGATATATCACGCTTTACTGCCCATTGTGAGCGCTTGGTACCTGACGAGGTTGAGCGAAACCATTGCTACGACGTTATGGCGTTTAAGCTCCAAAACGCAGACGTTAAAATAAATCACGCCGTCTTGCATGGTGGCGATGAAGGCTCCGGCAAAGACACGATGTGGGCTCCGTTCATCTGGTCAGTGTGCGGCCCAAATAACAAAAATTGGGGTATTATTGACAACGACGGTCTATCGTCGCAGTGGGGCTATCAACTCGAGAGCGAGATCTTGATCCTCAACGAGCTGCGCGAGCCGGAGGCCAAGGAGCGCCGCGCGCTAGCCAATAAGCTCAAGCCTATTATCGCCGCGCCGCCTGACATGCTCCCGATCAATCGTAAGGGTTTACACCCCTATGAGATGGTCAACCGCTTGCTTGTGCTCGCCTTCACCAACGATCCGATTCCGATCTCTATCCCGTCGCAGGATCGTCGCTGGTTTTGTTTGTGGTCTACTGCGCCGCGCATGGCTCCAGATGAAGCCCGCGAGATGTGGGACTGGTATCATGCCGGTGGCTTCGAGGCGGTTGCCTCCTGGCTTTACGCGCGCGATGTTAGCCGCTTCAACCCTGCCGCCGCGCCGCCTATCACTGACTTCAAGCTCTCGCTCGTTGAGCACGGCATGTCTATGGCTGAGAGCTTTATCGTGGAGATGATCAGAGGCCGCAAGGGTGACTTCGCCCTGGGCGTTATCGCTGGGCCTTTCCATGAGATGTGCGGGCGCTTGAGCGTCCAGGCCGGCAATGGCATCAAGGTGCCGCAAGCCGCGCTCCTGCATGCGTTGAAGGAGGCCGGCTGGGTAGACTGTGGTCGCTTGCACTCAGGTAAATATCAGACCAAGCGCCACGTCTTTTGCGCGCCGAACATGCTTCAGCATAGCAAGTCAGACTTGCGTAATATGTGCGAACCAACCCCAACCCCGAACCTACAGGTGGTCAAATGAGCGCTATGCATGCCCTTAAAGATCCATCACGCCTCACCAAGGCCGAAGAGAAAATATATGAGCTTATGCAACAGGGTTTGACGGGTAAAGAGATAGCTGAGAGAATAGGGTCTGGAGGTGCGGGGGCTATGAACTGCCGCATCAAGGTTATACGTGAAAAGATTGCTGCGCGCCTTATGCCTACTGGTTAGGGTCACTTTTTTATGGCTGCTTTTCATTTGGTTCTTTATCGAGAGCCGAAAAAGGGTTGAGTAATGGCTGACGAAGTAAATGAACTACTCGGCAGGGTATCCAGAGAGCGCTATTCGAGCAAGAAAGCGCTCAAAGACCTGCCGGAGCCATCCTTTCTGGATGATCTTAACTTTATGTACCAATACAACTTCGTCCCGCGATACAACGCACTCGCCGCGCGCATGTTTGGGCCTGGGCCGTCCTACAGTGATCCTTTAACGAGCCGCGAGCGCTCGCCTGTAGGCTTTATGGGTGATATGCCTACTCAGGCCACCCCCGCCCAGCCAATGGCCCTGAACGCCTTCGTCTTTAATCCTATGCGCGCCTATCCGCGATATTATACCGCTAGCGAAACCTCCAGTGAAGGCGTTAAAGGCCCAAGCAAGTTTATGGAAGGTTTTGCCTATCTAGGCAATGACCGCCCATGGGGCTTTATGGATATGGCTACGGGGCGCTATCCAGGCTTTGTAAGATAAAAGCCCTCTAGCTATGGGGGCAGCTAGAGGGCGCTTGCAATACGGCCAAGGGAGGAGGCCATGAGCCACACCCTAACGCATCACGATAAACGCTACAATACCCAAAATCGAGAGCGTTAAAATCAAAACATCGTATCCATGTACTGGACAATCTCTGCTTCTGTCATGTCCTTACCTTTACCCCATTTAGCCCAGAACTGCCATAGAGGCTTGTTTACATTCTCGCATGGCTCGTCGCGGGGTATGTCGGGTATGGTGCACTGGAGCGCCTCATATTGCTCTATAAAGTAATCTTTCATTTTAGACATAGTAGCACCTCAATGATTGTTGTTACTAGGATCACAAAAGCTGATTCTTCTTTTTTCATAATTGATTCCACTTATTATGGTTGTATGGTCGCGTTTAAAGACGCGCGCTATTTGTGTGAAAGTCTTGTCGGTTTCTTTGTGCGCGCGATACATGGCCTTGCGGCGCACTGCTATAACGCGCAGGGTGTTGTTGTAGTCTATGAGGGTTTCATAACTTAACCCCGCCGCTTTCGCCTCCTCCGATATTATTTGTTTGATTGTTTTCATCGGTCGCCTTCATATTAAATGCAAAATTAAGAGCGCTTGCTACTGTCGCCAATGCGCGTAAGTCCGCTTGTTGGATATACAGGCGCATGATCGGCGTTTCTTTAGTGTCGCACTTATAGATAATGACGCAGCTAGTCTTATCGGTCTTGATAGGCTTTGCTTTCATGCGCCCAGGATGTTCGCAGAATAGGTCAAGATGTAGCATTTTTTAGCCTTTTCAATTCTTCTTCTAGTTGACCATTCCGCTGAGATAAAGCCATTACAAGATCGTGTAATTCCCTATACCGAAAGTCTTTTTTCTCTTGTAACACTAGCTCATTATATGAGCGCTCTAGCTCAGCGTTACGCTTCTCTAGCTCGATAGGCTTTGAATAATCTTTTTCCATATCTGCCATGTTATCTTTTAAACGCCTGTTCTCTAGTTTTACTTTCTTTAACTCGCGCAATAACAAAATAACCCCGTTCAATTCGTGAATTTTATCATCGATAGGATCAGTTTTTCTTTTCTTCTCCGCTTTACGAATAGCCCTTAAAAAATGCCCTCTTACCTCTTTTTCAATTTTATCAGTGTCTATTGGCATGGCGCGCCTCTATCTCTCCCGCAATTAACTCGCGTCTTGTATCGTCACCCTCACCCTGTAACATCAGCTCGAGCGCTGGGGTTGATAGGCGATAAAGCAAACACAGAAAGTCATACATGTTAGCCTCTCTCTATTAGGTAAAGTATGGTTATAATGGCGGCGGGTATTGCCAGGCTAACACTCGCCGCCAAGCCTATGATATAAAGCGCTTGCTTCATTTATTTTTCTCTATTTGTTTTATTAACTTCTCTATTGCGTCAGCCGCTTCGTTACATAATTTATTTATCTCGGCGGGATGTCTCCCTGGCACAACAAAGCAACTTTTTATTATAGATGTTACTAAGTCTTTATTTCTTAACCGCGCTATAAGCTCTTTCATCAGTAATCGCTCCTATCCTCGCCTGCATCCTCTACACAGGCTTCAAGCAAATGCTCATCGTCTATTAGCGCGTCATATATCAGTTTATAAAGCCAGTGGTCTTGCGATAGGTTGAGCGCTGGAACGCCCGCTTTAATGCTGTTTAATGTTATCGACGTGATATCGATATCAGTAATCCAGGGCTCAAATATCCCTACGTCAGGCTCAGCTTTGGCTATGTTATAGTCTACGTCTATCTCACCCGCCGCCATAACCGCATAGTTTTTGATTAGCTCAAGCTCATCGAAGTAATATGTGAATTTCATTTTAAGCCCCCTTAGTCGTTCTCAGCCGATCGTTCCCAGTCATACCGCGCGCTATGTTGGCGCTCTGCTTCGTTGTCGTATTCTTCTTGCATAGTGTGCAAGGCGTCGATTAAATGCCAAGGTAGTGGCTTATGAATTGAGATATCGTTTAATATCTTTATAAGCGCCTCTATCGCTTCATGGTTTAATGATAGCTCGATCATTTTAGCAGCTCCTTTAGTTCTGCTTTAACGCGTCTTGCTGTATCGCCGCGCCACGTAGTGGCATTGCTTAGAAAATAGCGGACAATAGATTCGCCGCTATCATAGCCATAGGGCTGGTTAATATCGTCTAGTGTTGACATGGCTTGCAGGTAGGGAACCGCGCCGAAGTATGGCTTGCGCCAGTCTTGCGCTATCTCGCGCGCTATTGTTGATAGTGTTCTCATAATATAACCCCTTCTTGCATTGCTACTTTAAAAGCCCTTATTGCTTCATTAGTTACTGCGCCGCCATGCTTGACGGAACCTTGCTTAAACCGCATGCCGAACAAGCGCCCTCGCTCATATGCCCATTGTTCGTTAAGGGTTGTTCCCGCGTCATAATTAAACGGTTTACCCTCTCGCGCCTCTTTAACGCCGCGATTAAATAACGCTGTTTTCATAACCGATTTAAAAGAGACCGTTGACGTCTTGACTTGTCTGATCATGCCGCGTCCTTTCTAAAGTTTGGCGCAATTAAACCGTCAACAAAAGCGCATTCGCCGTCCTTATATTCAAAAAACTTCTTTTGAATAAATTTATCAGCGCTTTCATACGTATCAAAAGGCCCGAAAGTTAAACGCTCCTTCATTCCATAGGGATTGATAACAATGATTCCAATAAACATTATGCCGCCCTCCCTACTCTGAACCCGTGTAGATTAATCACGATATCTTTTTTGCTATTGCTGCTATTGCCGGCGCATAGGCCGCATTTATCGCAAGATGTACGCGCCCCGTTTTCTTTGGCTGCGGGACAACCAATTTCATTTGAAGCTTTTGATTCTGCGCTGCGCTTGGCCCTGAATGTACGCCAGCCGCAAGCGCTTGCTAGCAAATGGTCGCTCTCGCTCTCACAGCTAGCCATGCATAGCAGCGCGAAAGCCTGGAAACGCGGGTCACGCCACTGATGGCTATAGCCTGTGATTTTTTTAGCTTTTAACGCCGCGGCGCGCCATATCTGGAACGGGACAGCCGCAGGGTCACCATACGTGCCAAGCCTGAAAGCGCTCCCCTCGAATAGCGCCGGCAATAATGCAGTGTCGTAGTCTATGCCAGGGCGCGCATAGCGCTTGCGTTCATATGCGCCATAAACGCTATAAACGCTCTTAGCTACGTCAACATAGCACTTGCCGCCCTTGAATGGTCGCTGGGGACAATCGCCGCAAATGCTAGCGTCTCGACCATCTTTAAGCGCGGCAATAGGATTAACGTCGCTACGTATTATAAATGTCTGCACCATTGCGCCGGTCTTAGCATTGGCGCTTGTTGCTGCTATCCTGTTTGCAATGGCAACAATGGGCGCGCCATCTATAGCGCTTGGCCCTTCGTATAATATAATGCCGGTAAATTGATTGCGCTTTAACGCAAGGCGCAAGGCGTTTAATTCTTGTATCATTGACATACCTCATTAAGAGACAAAAAGACGTTAGGACGCTAACACAAATATTGTGTTAGTCAATAGCGACTATTGTGAGGATAATTACGAATTTTTGATCTCTTTTCGCGCGCGACGCGCTCTCGGAATTTTGGTTTGCTATTCGTCTTTTTTATATATGTCTGGATGAATAGCGTCGCGTCACAATCCTCCTCTAAGTAAAGATCATCCCCTCGGCGATAGCTGTAAGAGCTGAAATCGCTTGGCGTTAACCCCAGCGCGAACAAGTCGCGGGTATTAACCTTTAACCAGGCGTGGCCAGGGTCGCTGATAAAATCGAATGTAGTGCGCATGTTATTTAATCCTTATTAGTTAGAGAGAGAGAGTAGGGCGCTTGCGCGCCCCTTTTTATTAGAATGTATAATATCCTTCTTCGTCCATCTCGTGCGTCCATCGACGCCAGATCGCCGTTGCCTTGTCGGCTTTGATTGTGTCTAGACTCAAAATCTCGAGCGCGTAATTGAGGGGCATACAACCCTCAAAACAATCACGCAGAATTTCTTTTTGTTGGTCATTCATGGTCATGTCCTTTCGTGTTTTAATGATTATACTTTAACACAATTGTTTTGTTAGTCAATAACTATTTTTGGTAAAAGCAAAGATTTTTTGTCTCATGGTCTTTTTGTGGTCTTGATATGATAGCGCTTTGACCAAAGCGAAGGCCCAAGGATTGTGGGGAAAATTGGCTTTTTGGTCTTTTTGGTCTTTTATATATATATAATTAAATAATAGATATATGTATACATACAGACATATGTGTATACATACGCTCCATATTTGGCGCGATTTTTTTCCCGTGACCAAAAGACCAAGACGACCAAGACCTCCCCTTCTCTCACGTATCTCTTCCCCTATGTTTACATTCAATATGCCAGCGTGAATGTGACCTAACAACACGTGACCAAAAAGACCAAGGCCTGAATGTATACTTAGTTTATGTAAACATAGTTGACATTGGTTTACATTTGGCTCAGTTGACAATCGGGAGGGGGGCTGGGCCTTGCGTGGTCTGGGAATATCTACGCAGGGATTACTCAAACTTTTTTTTATTTTAAAAATGTGCTAATAAAGATTCTATGTTTGAAAGCTTGCCATACGAGCCTCGTAAAATAGAGGCCACAGAAAAGAATCTCGAACTGATCTACGAGGCCGCGCGTAAAGGACTCAAGGGCGACGCGCTCGCGTTAGCTGCCGGCATGTTGCCGGTTGAGTATCGCCGGCTGGTGCAGTTCGATCCTATTGCTGAGTATGCGGAGATCAAAGGCCGCGCAGACGGCGAGATGGAGATGGCCGGCGTCTTACGCACAGCCGCGTTAAACGGCGACACTAAAGCGGCGCTTGACATACTAAAGCATGTGCATAAGTGGACTGCGCCGCAGTCAATGCAGATCCAAGTCGAGCAACGCATATCTATATTAGCGGCGCTTGAAGAAGCGCAGACCAGAGTTATTGAAGGGCAGGTATTGGATGCAAGTGCCGATTTACTCAGCGGACGAAGAACAGAAGCTGATGGCGACGCTGTGGAGTCCGACGCTCAAGAACGACCCGCTCGCGTTCGTGCGACTGGCCTTCCCGTGGAAGAAACCTGGGACACCGCTTGAACACTTCGAAGGCCCGCGCCAGTGGCAGCGCGAGGTTCTGATCGAGCTGCGCGAGCACATCAAAGCGAACAACGGTAAGATAGACTTCGAGACGCTACGGCTGGCGGTCAGTTCAGGGCGCGGTATCGGTAAGTCCGCGTTAGTCAGTTGGCTGACAATCTGGATGCTGACGACAAGAATAGGTTCTACCACAATAGTTTCAGCTAACTCCGAAGCGCAGCTCAGATCTGTCACATGGGCTGAGATCACCAAGTGGCTGAGTATGTCAATACACAGTCACTGGTTCGAAGTCAGCGCGACGAGAGTCTTACCGGCCAAGTGGATAGCGGAGTTAGTAGAGAAAGATCTGAAACTTGGAACGCGCTATTGGAGCGTAGAAGGGCGGTTGTGGAGTGCAGAGAATCCAGATTCCTACGCTGGCGTGCATAACTTCGCGGGTGTCATGCTGGTATTCGATGAGGCGAGCGGAATTGATGATAGTATCTGGTCAGTTGCAGCGGGCTTTTTTACGGAAAATACCCCTAATCGCTTTTGGTTGTGCTTCAGCAACCCCCGTCGTAACTCTGGTTACTTTTATGAGTGTTTTAACTCCAAGCGAGACTTTTGGCGAAATAAAATTGTCGATGCCCGCTCCGTCGAAGGCACGGATAAGGCCGTCTACCAACAGATCATTGACGAGTATGGCCCCGACTCAAGCGCAGCCCACGTCGAGGTCTACGGTCAGTTCCCCAACGCGAGCGACGACCAGTTCATCGGGAACTCGTTGGTTGACGAGGCAATGGAACGTGCCGCTATATCCGACCAGTCCGCGCCCATCGTGGTCGGAGTGGATCCAGCACGCTTTGGTGCCGACGCAACCGTAATAGCGATACGGCAGGGCCGCGACATCATCGGCATTAAACGCTATCGCGGCGACGACACGATGGAAGTTGTTGGACGAGTGATAGATACAATAGAGGAATACAAACCAGCCTTGGTCGTTATAGACGAAGGCGGACTAGGCGCAGGCGTTGTGGATCGCTTGAAGGAGCAGCGCTACAAGGTGCGCGGTGTGAACTTCGGCAATAAGTCAACGAAGCCCATGATGTATGGCAACAAACGCGCAGAGATGTGGGGCGCGATGAAGGACTGGCTGAAGGACGCGAGCATACCGAAGGACAGGTATCTGAAGTCAGACCTCATCGGGCCTATGATGAAGCCGGACAGCAAAGGCACGATCTTCCTCGAAAGCAAAAAGGATATGAAGTCGAGGGGGCTGGCGTCGCCTGACGCAGCGGACGCTATAGCAGTGACGTTCGCATTTCCTGTCGCCAGACGCGAGCAACGAGTAGACAACCAGCGCCGCGTCAGCTATGGTCAAGGCTCCGCATCGTCTGGATGGATGGCCTCATAATGGTATCGTTATCGGTAGGTCGTGGCGAGAAGCTATCGACAAAAGCGGGCGCTGGTCTGACGGCTAAAGGCCGTGCTAAGTATAACAAGGCCACTGGCAGCAAGCTGAAAGCACCTGCACCTAACCCTAAGACCGAGGCCGACAAGGGGCGCAAAAAGTCATTTTGCGCCCGTATGGGCGGCGTCGTAGCTAAGTCGAAGAACGCAGACCGCGCTAAAGCTAGTATGAAAAGGTGGAACTGTGGCAAGTAAGCCTGGGCTATACGCCAACATACACGCAAAAAAAGCACGCATAGCCGCCGGATCGGGCGAGAAGATGCGTAAAGTTGGGTCTAAGGGCGCACCAACAGCCAAGGCGTTCAAGCAATCCGCTAAGACGAGGAAGAAATAATGCCGCTAGTCAAGTCATCATCCAAGAACGCCATGCGTAAGAACATCAAGGCTGAAATGAAGGCTGGCAAGCCCCAGAAGCAGGCCGTTGCAATCGCGTATTCAGTAAAGCGCGAAGCCTCCAAGAAAGGCGGCATGAGCAAAGGTAAATCAAGTGGCTGCAAGTGATGTAGTAGGCGCAGGCGAAGTATCTGACAACCCAGACGGCGACCGTCTGGCGACCATGCGTCACCGCTTTACGGTGGCGAGCGCAGCCTATTCAGATTCAAGAGAAGATGAGCTGGACGACTTGCGTTTTATGGCAGGTAGCCCTGACAACGCGTGGCAGTGGCCTGCGGACGTGTTGGCGACCAGAGGCGCGGTGCAGGGTCAGACGATCAACGCACGTCCCTGCCTGACGATTAACAAGCTGCCACAGCATGTCAGGTTAGTAACTAATGAACAGCGACAAAACAGACCCTCCGGCAAGGTCATCCCAGCGGACGATAAAGCCGACGTTGCGGTCGCAGAAGTCTTTCAAGGTATCGTTAGACACATCGAATACCTTTCCGACGCGGACGTTGCATATGATACCGCGTGCGACAATCAAGTTACCTACGGCGAAGGTTATATCCGAATCCTTACGGAATATTGCCGCGAAGACTCGTTCGACCAAGACCTGAAGATCGGGCGCGTCCGTAACAGTTTTAGCGTCTATATGGATCCAATGATCCATGACCCATGCGGATCAGACGCGGAGTGGTGCTTTATCACCGAAGATATTCCTAAAGAAGAGTATGAGCGTCTCTACCCTGACGCGCTGCCTATTAGCGTGATGATGTCGCAAGGCGTTGGCGATCAGTCACTTAGCATGTGGATGAGCCAAAAAACCGTCCGTATTGCTGAGTATTTTTACATCGACCATCAGAAGAAAAAACTCAATCTCTACCCCGATAATATAACGGCTTTTGAGGGTTCGCCACAGGACAAACAGCTCAAGGCTATGTTTGGCAAGCCGCTGAAGTCACGCACTAGCGAGCATCGTCAGGTCAAGTGGCTGAAGACGAACGGCTTTGAGGTGTTAGAGGAACGCGATTGGGCGGGTAATTACATACCGGTCATCCGCGTGGTGGGTAACGAGTTTGAAGTAGACGGTCAGCTCTACATCAGCGGTCTAGTGCGTAACGCCAAAGACGCGCAGCGCATGTATAACTATTGGGTCAGCCAAGAAGCAGAGATGCTGGCGCTGGCTCCGAAAGCGCCGTTTATCGGATATGGGGGACAGTTTGAAGGATACGAAACAAACTGGAAAACCGCCAATACAAACAACTGGCCTTACCTCGAAGTCAACCCAGACGTCACTGACGGCGCAGGATCTCCTCTGCCATTACCTGAACGCGCGCAGCCACCTATGGCGCAAACCGGCCTTATCCAGGCCAAAGTGGGCGCTGGGGAAGATATCAAAGCCACCACGGGTCAATACGACAGTTCAATTGGTGCGACCAGTAACGAGAGGACGGGTCGTGCGATTCTGGCTCGGCAAAACCAGGGCGATACATCCACATATCACTACGTGGACAATCTCGCGCGAGCGGTTCGATATACAACAAGACAGCTAGTCGATCTGATCCCTAAGATCTACGACACGGAGCGCGTCGCCCGTATTGTGGGGCTAGACGGCGAAGTGGATATGGTGAAAATCAATCCAAACCAGCCAGAACCAGTGCGCGTCATCAAGGATCCGATCACAGGTCTGGATATTGAGAAGATCTACAATCCGTCGATTGGTATCTACGACGTGGTTGTAACGACCGGCCCAAGCTACGCAACCAAGCGCCAAGAGGCGATGGAAGCGATGCAGATGATCTTGCAGACCAACCCGCAGCTCTGGGCTGTGGCAGGCGACTTGTTCATTAAGAACATGGACTGGCCTGGGGCGCAGGAGATGGCGGCTCGATTTGCTAAAACGCTCGATCCGAAGGTTCTGGATAATACAGATGAGTCGCCAGAAGCGCAGATGATGCGTATGCAAATGAACGACATGGCGAACCAGATGGAGCAGACTGCGGCGCTTGTGCAACAGTTGCAACAAAGTTACGATATGCAGAAACTGGCGATTGACGAGCAAAATACGCAGATCAAGGCGTATGACGCAGAGACTAAACGCATACAGGCGACATCTGCTAATATGACGCCTGAGCAGATCCAAGACATTGTAATGGGAACAGTCGCTGCGGCGCTGGACACAGGCGATCTAGTGCCTGGTAGCGCGCCGATTCGACAGATTGAAGAACCAACCATACCAGGATTAGGGCTATGAGCTGCGCGGATCTAATAGGACACCTGTTTTTAGCCCGCGATGTGACTCATAGCGTGCATCTAAACACCCGTTCTTATGCAAAACATAAGGCTTTAGGCGGGTTTTATAACAATGTTATCGAGTTAGCGGACGATTTAGCCGAAGCCTACCAAGGTAGACACGGCCTAATCGGGCCGATTACGCTTCATTCGGCTAAGAAAACGACCAATGTTGTCGAGTTTCTCGAAGATTCGATGAAAGATGTCGAAGATCTTCGCTATAAAGTCTGTGAAAAGGACGATACGGCAATCCAGAACATTATCGACGAAATCGTCGGATTATACCTGAAAACCCTGTATAAATTGAGGTTCTTGGCATGACCCTAGTAGCCTCACAGACTTATTTTGGAAAAAATGAACCGTTTAATTTGCAAGTCGCGCGCGGGCAGATCCCAAATCATCGGGCGGTCACTGTTTTTGGCTATAACGACGACGTAGACACGTCTGAAGAGACAATATGGCCGCAGGGTGGTATTTTATCTTATCCTTCTG